CGCATTGCAGGTGGTGAATCCCTCCGCAAAATCTGCTCCGATCCTGATATGCCCGTCCAGTCAACCGTGTTTAAGTGGCTGTCGAGCAACGAAGCATTCTCAAAGCAATACGCGCACGCCCGGACAGTCCAAATGGAAGCGATGGCCGAAGAAATCCTTGAGATTGCCGACTCTGCCGACTCTGAGAATTACAACCCATCGAGATTGCAGGTTGATACGCGCAAGTGGCTGATGAGCAAGCTGGCTCCCAAGAAGTTTGGTGACAAAGTAGAGCAGTTCATCAGCGGACCTGAGGGCGGGCCGATCAAGGCTTCGATCAGCGTCCAGTTCGTAAAGACCAATGATTCCAGTCAAGGCTGAGTTCCCCGAAAAACTGGCCCCGCTGTTTGAGCCGCATCCGTACAAGGTGCTCTATGGTGGCCGCGACGGGGTGAAAAGCTGGTCTGTAGCCCGAGCGCTGCTGATCTTGGGCACACAAAAGCCCCTCCGCATCCTGTGCGCCCGCGAGACGATGGATTCCATCCGCGAGTCTGTGCATCAGCTTCTAAGCGATCAGATCGTCAACCTGGGCCTTGAGGACTTCTATTCCGTCCTGCAGTCCGAGGTTAGGGGAGCAAACGGGACCGAGTTCGTGTTCGCTGGCCTCCGCAAGCAGACGGTCAGCAGCATCAAGTCATACGAAGCGCTAGACATTTGCTGGATTGAGGAAGCATCAGTCGTCAGCCGCAGAAGCCTGACTATCCTGCTGCCGACCATTCGCAAACCCGGCAGCGAAATCTGGTTCACCTTGAACCCCGACCTGGAGACCGACGCGGTCTACCAGGACTTCATTGTCAACCCGCCAGCGGGCGCATTCGTCTGCAAGACCTCGTTCCGCGATAACAACTGGCTGAGTCCCGAATCCCGGCAGAAGATCGAGACGCTGAAGGATCGTGACTTTGACACTTACCACCATGTCTACGAAGGCGCAACCCGCAGCACAGTCGAAGGCGCGATCTACAAAGCAGAGATTCAGGCATCCGAGCGCGATGGCCGCATTATGTCCGTGCCGTATGACCCGCTAAGGCCCGTAGACACGTTCTGGGACCTTGGGTATGCCGATAGGGTCAGCATCTGGGCAGCGCAGCGTACAGCGTTCGAGATACGCGTGCTGCGCTACTTTGAGAGCGACCATCAGGCCATCGATTACTACCTGCGCGAGATGCAGACATGGGGCTACGTATTCGGCACTTGCTACCTGCCTTGGGATGGCGGAACGCGCAACCTCGGCACCGGCAAGTCTATCGAGGAATTGATGCGAGCTAAGGGCTTTACAGTGCGCGTGAACCGGCAGTTGAATGTCGCTGATGGCATTAACGCCGTGCGCACCATCTTTCCGCAGCTTTACTTCGACGCGAATCTTTGCGCGGATGGGCTGCAATACCTCAGGCGTTACCAGTGGGGACCGGCGACAGCGTTAGGCGTGCCACGGTCTCAGCCCTTGCATGACGATGCCTCGCACCCGGCAGACGCGCTCAGAACGCTGGCAGTTGGCATCAAGGAGCCAGCGGGCAAGCATGTGGAAGTACCCGCGCAGCAATATTACGGCTCAGACGGATGGATGGCATGAAGCCTCCCACGATATGCCTCCCGCCGCAGATTGGCGGAACCCGCACCAAACCCAAGCCCACGCTGGAGGATTACGATCGTATGTCCACCCCTAAGCGCGTGACTAAGTAATGGGCGCGACGCCGTTAACCGCAGAGAAGCTGGCAGAAGTCAAACGGCTCATTGCTTTGGGCCTCACGCATCGCAGGATCGCAAGAGAGCTAAACCTCAGCTTGGGCGTCATCTCCCGCGCAAAGCATAGCACCAAAGTGCCCGAGCCGGTCATCGAGGCGAACAAGAAGGAAGGCGAGTTCGACATAGACGAATGGCTTGACTGGATGGAGCAGGGCCAGTCGCTCAAGAAGAAGGCCAGCTACTCGCAGAACGATGCAACCATCAAGCTGGGCGACGGTTCAACACCGCAGGTCATCTGCCCGCAAGGCGACTGGCACATCTGCTCGTGGGGTACGGATCACAAGCTGGTGCGTGCAGCCATTCAGGAAATCAATGAGACGCCCAATGCATGGTTCCCGCTGATCGGCGACATGGTGCAGATGAGCATCAAGATGCGGTCTGTGCTGGAAGTCTCAGACAACATGGTCCCGCCAGAGTTGCAGTGTGCGTTTCTGGAGCAACTTCTGGAGAAGATCATCGACAAGGTTCCGTTCTCCTGCTGGTGCAACCACGGCGTGGAGCGCGAAGAGAAGCAGAGCGGCATCTCGATGGTCAAGCATGTGCTCGCACGCCGCACGGTCTACTTCAATGGCATCGGACATCCCGACATACAGGTGGGCGATCAGGTTTACAAGTGCGCTGTCAGCCACCGCTGGCGCGGCGCTTCGATGTACGACTCGACATTCGGCAACAAGCGGTATGCGCGGATGGAAGCCAATGACCGTGAAATCATCTTTCAGGCTGACCTGCACAGGCCCGCATTCGGCACGTACTACGAGGGCGGTATGAAGCGCACTGCGCTTACTTGTGGCACGTTCCAGACCGGATCGGGCTATGCGCAGCGTTACTTCACGCTCAAGACGTGGCCGGTTATGCCCGCGATCGTGCTGCATGGCGACAGGCATCTGGCTGTCCCGTTCGAGAATCTGAGCCAAGCGCTCAAGTACATAGGCCAATAGCGTGTATGAGTTCGATTACATCTTCGACGGGGATGAGATCGACTACCTGCACTTCATAGCAAGGGGCTGCGTTGCGCACATTTCAGGTAAGCGAAAACAACAAAGGATTGGTCACGTGGTCAATAGCAGAGGTCGTCGGTAACCGCCTGCGGCCTCTGTCCGATGTGCATACGTGGATAGCTGACGATGCCAGCGTGACTGCGAATCGCATCGGGCTGATCACCATTCAGGCGGGCGGCGTGCAGATCGAGGACGGCGCGGCAAGGTTCACGAGTTAAGGAGACATATGGCGAAGGACGGCACAAACCTAGCATCGAGCGTATGCACGAGCCTCGTGGGAACAAAGACGGTCAACGCTGCGCGTGCGTTCAAGCATGGCGTCGTGACCGTGTTGGAGTTGCGCTTTACCGATACCTCCACCGTGTTCATCAAGTTCGCCAGCAATGACGGGCTGGAGATTGGCGGCACGTCGGACTATGGCACCGGCACGAAGGTGAACTTCTGATGGATACGAACAGTTGGGACTGCAAATCATGCGGTAAAGATGTTGAATTGGCGTGGCATGTAAAGCCCCAATTCTGCATGTTTTGCGGCGTGAAATACAAAGCTCCGGTTCAAGATGTATCTGATGCGGCTAGTGGATGGCAATTACAGTTAACCTCAGACAAATTCCCGCAACGGTATCTTGTGCGCGATCACTTCGCCATTCTCGATAAGGAAGGCAAATGAGCAAACTGACAGCAGCAACCCGCAAGCGCATACCGGCCAGCGAGTTCGGCCTGCCCTCGCAGCGCAAGTATCCGGTTCCCGATGCCTCCCACGCAATCAATGCAAAGGCTCGCGCAACCCAGATGGTAGCCAAGGGTCGGCTCAGTTCGGCAGCAGCCGCCCGCATCCGCGCCAAAGCCAATGCGGTGCTCGGCAAGTAGCGTGTGGAAGTACAGCCAGTCAACCGGTGAACTCACCAGTCCATCCGGCATCATCCTCGGCATCGGCTACAGCGGGCATGGCGAAGGGCTGAACAATCCCGCCAAGCAGGATGAGCACAACGTCGGGCCGATCCCGCAAGGCCAGTGGTCTATTGGCGAGTTCTTCGATGACCTCGGCGGCAAGGGGCCAGTCGTGGCGCATCTCGCGCCGGGTGACGGGACGGCGACCTTCGGGCGCTCGGGTTTCATGATTCACGGCGACAACAAGCAGGTAAACCATACGGCATCGCATGGATGCGTGATATTGGGCCGCACGATCCGCCAGATCATCAGCGCGTCGGGGGTCCGAAGCTTAGAGGTCGCGGCGTAACATGCTGGGCCTACTCGTCATTGCAGCAGTGCTTGCCGTGGTCATCGTGGCAGCAGGGAACACCAAGGACAAATGAGAGACGACGTGATTCGCAAGCAATTGCTATACCGGCTGAACCATGCGACAGCAGAAGCGCTGGAGTTGATGCGTCAAGGGCGCTTGCCCAAACTGGAGCGCGTGCCGACGCTGCACACGTATCCGAACGGCTGCCCGATCATCAGCGAAGGCCCGCAGAGGGACGACCTGTAAACAATGCCTAATAGCGAATCCCAAGACGAGTTCCTTGCAACCGCCCGCAAGCGCTTTACGGCGGCAGCGGAGGACGAGCGCCATCTGCGGGAGAAGTTCGTCTCCGACCTCAAGTTTGCCTCGCCAGATGGTGACGACCAGTGGGACCCGCTCGTAAAGCAGCAACGCGAGGCGGCAGGCCGGCCAGCAATGAGCTTTCCCCGCTGCCATACGTTCGTGCAGCAGGTCAGCAACGAGGCGCGGCAGAACAAGCCGCAGGTTAAGTTTGCGCAGAGCGATGCGGGCAGCGACGAAGCAGCCGAAATCATGGAAGGGCTGGCGCGGCATATCCAGTATGCCTCCGATGCCCAGGTGGCCTACGAGACGGCCATCGAGTACAGCGCTGGCGGTTCATTCGGTTTTTACCGCATCCTGACCGAGTACGGCGATTATGACACTGACGATCAGGATATTGTCGTTAAGCCTATTCGCGACCCGCTGACCGTGTACGGTGTGCTCCTGCCTGCCGTGTTTGGCCGCAAGGCGCGCTTTTGGTTCGTTGTCGAGGACATTCCCAAGGATGAGTACAAGGCCATCTATGGCGACTCCGACATGGCATCGCTGTCATGGTCTGAGGCCGAGAAGCGTGCTGATGGCTGGGTCGGCTCGGACACCGTGCGGATTGCCGAATACTGGTGGGTGACGGAAGAGAAGGTCAAGGGCAAGCGCAGGCCGAAATGCACCATCCATACCTGCAAGATGAACGGCCTCGAAATCCTGCCCGGAGACGACGGCGAAAGCTCCAAAACGGTCTGGCCTGGCACGAAGTGCAACATTATCCCAGTTCTGGGCAAGCAGATGATCATCGGCGGCAAGGCTCGGCTGTCGTCTGTCGTGCGTCCGCAAAAAGCAGCGCAGCAGATGCTCAATTATGCGAAAACGCGCATTGCTGAGACGCTGTCCACTGCACCCATCTCGCCATTCATGGTCGTCGAAGGCCAAATCAGCGGCTACGAGAAGGAATGGGGCACGATCAACACCGTTGTGCGGCCATATATCCCCTACAAGGCCGTCGATGTGAATGGCCATCCCGCCCCGCCCCCGGAGCGGCAGACGTTTGAGCCTCCAATCGCCTCGCTTTCCGCGTTCGTTGCGCAGGAAGTGGACGACATGAAGGCCACAACGGGCATTTTCGACGCTTCGCTGGGTCAGCAGGGCAACGAGACCAGTGGTCAGGCCATTCTTAAGCGCCAGATGCAGGGCAGTTTGAACAACATGCACTTCATGGATAATCTGGAGCGCTCGTTCAAGCAGGCTGGCGAGGTTATCGGGGAGCTAATCCCCATGATCTACGACGGCGCGCGCACAGTGAAGATTCTTGGCCCCGACGAGTCGCAGAAGATCGTCAAGATCAACCAGGAGCACCCCGACGAGAACGGGCAAATCAAGAATTTCGACCTGTCGGCGCTCAAGGGCACTTGGGTCGTCACAATGGGCAAGTCGTACGGCTCTAAGCGCAGCGAATCGTTCGACACTATCAGCCAGGTTGTGCAGACCAGCCCCAACATGCTGCCGATGGTGGGCGATATTCTCTTCCGCAACTCCGATCTGGCTGGCGCGGACGAGCTTGCCGAGCGGTTCCACAAGATGCTGCCTCCACAGTTGCAAGAGGACGATCAGAACCCGTTACCCCCGCAGGCGCAGGCCGCAGTCGCCCAGGCGCAGCAGCAGACGCAGATGATGCAGGGCGAAATGCAGAAGCTCATGATGGAGCGCCAAGGCAAGGTGCTGGAGCATCAGGGCAAGATGCAGCAAATCGCCGCGCAGCATCAGGCCGACATGGAACTCGAGGACAAGAAGCTCGAGACGCAGTTGGCCGTCGCCGAGATTGGCGCAAAGACGCAGAGCGTAGCAGAGCGGCAGGCGTTCGAGCAGGATATGTGGAAGCAACTGCATGGACAGGCGCACGACGCAGCACTGGCGGCACAGGGCCACGCGCAAACGCAGCAATTGACCGCACAGCAGGCCGCGCACGCGCAGGATGCCCAATCTCAGGCAGCGGACCAGCAAGCGCAGCAGCAGGCCCAGCAAGGCGCAGAACAGCAGGAATAAGCGATGGACTGGATACTCCTAGCCCCGCAGTATCACGCGCTCATGCTGGTGCTGGCTGTCGTCGCGATCTGGCTTTTGTATCGCATTGACCGCCGAACCAAGTAGCGGTCCCGAAGTTTTCGCTGACCCGGCGTCAAGGGTGATCTACAAAGGACAACCAAATGAGCGAACAGACGGCAGCGGCTTCGTCGCCCGCAGAAGTTGACGTGTTTAACGGAGAGCAGCCCAGTTTTGATGAGTATTCAGCTTATCGCAAGACTGGCAAGCTCCCCGAGAGATTTGCACCCGCCGAACCCGCAGAATCGGCCCCTGATGACACGCCGGAAGAGACGGCTACCGAGGGCGACAAGCCCGAAAGCGCAGGCGACTCGGAAGCGCCGAAAGATGAACAGGAGAAAGCCGCCGAAAGAAAGCCGCACTTAAGCGCGTCGCAGAGGATTGCGCAGATTGAAGCGACCATCGAGAAAATCTGGCTGCAAGATGAGCCGGATACCTTAAAAATCGCCCAATTAAACGCAACGATTGAGAAGATCGAGCAAAAGGCCGGATTAAAGCGTAAGGCGGAACTCGCTCCCGCCGTTCAGGCTCCCGCTCACACTCAGCCCGTACCGCAGCAGCAGTTCACCCGCCCCAAGCCGACCATAGAGGACAAAAATGACGATGGAAGTCCAAGGTTCACCACATACGAGGACTTTACAGAGCATCTTGGCCGATGGTCAGCCGAACAATTCTGGGCGGAACAACAGCGGTATGCCTACGCGAAAGCACAGGAAGCGGAGCTTGCGCAGAAAGTCACAGAAGCGCAGGCAAGATACGGGGATGCCTTCGTAGCGTCCAGGAACTCATTCACTCAAGCGACAATGGGGCCAAATGGGGAGCCACTAATCCCCGTGGACGTATTGAGATGGGTGAGCGATTCAGACCTGCTGGCAGACGTTGTATTCACCATCGGCAGCAACCCAACTGACTTAGCCAACTTCGTGCAGACGGCCCGGACAAACCCTCGCAAGGCAATGCAGTACGTGACGCGGGTTGAGGGCTTGATTCAAGAGGAACTCTCTGCGGATGGCAAGGAAGCGGCAAAAGCTCCTGAACCCAAGAAAACCCAAGCCCCTAAGCCTCCCTCGCCAGTTGGCGGCGGAAGTTCGCGGGGCTTCGACGTGAGCGACGAGACTTTATCAGCCGATGAGTGGGCGCGAAAGCGTAATGCGCAACTCGCACGGAGGAACAAGGCTTAGGGCGCTCCTATCAGGAGCTAAACCGTGGCAAACACGATTCTGTCACCCACAATCATCACGCGGGAGGCGCTGCGCTACCTGCACGCTGACCTCAACTTCATCGGTTCCATCAACAGGCAGTATGACAAGAGCTTTGCCAACGAGGGCGCAGCGCCTTCCGGCAAAATCGGCCCCACGCTCACCATCCGCAAGCCGAACCGCTTTACCGTGCGCTCTGGCTCGACTCTGGCAGTGCAGGACATCGCGGAAGACAGCTTGACCCTGACCGTTTCCACGCAGAAGGGCGTGGACATCAACTTTACCTCCAGCGACCTCACTCTGAGCATCGACGAGTTTGGCCCTCGCTACCTCAAGCCTGCGATGGCTCGTCTGGCCTCGGAAATCGAAGCCGACGCCCTGAGCATGCTGAACGACGTGTACAACTTTGTTGACGATGACGCGGTTGCGATCAGCTTTCTGGACTTCATGAAGGCTGGACAGAAGCTGGATGAGAACCTTGCTCCAGATGATGGTGACCGCACGGGCATTCTCTGCCTGACGCACAACACCAAGTTCGCGGATGCGGTGAAGGGCCTCTTCAATCCGCAGGCGCAGCTTGGCGAGATGTACCGCAAGGGCGTCGTCGCGGCCAACACTGCGGGCATGGACAAGGTCTACCGCAACTCGCTGGTGACGGCTCACACCACCGGCACGGCTGCAAAGACCACCGTTTACACCGTGAGCGGGGCCAACCAGACCGGCGCTTCCATCACGGTCACTGGCGGAAGCACCACATTCCTCGTTGGCGACGTGATCACGTTCGCTGGCACGAATGCGGTGCACCCGGAGACCAAGGCTGACCTTGGCTACCTCCAGCAGTTCGTCATTACTGCGAACTCGGGGGCCTCGGCGACCTCTCTGGCCGTCTCGCCCAGCATCGTCACCACGGGCGCGAAGAAGAACGTGACTGCCAGCCCGACCGATACCGGCGCAGTGGTCAAGGTTGGAGCAGGCGCTTCCGAGACCTACACCCAGAGCGTTGTGTTCCATCCCGATGCGTTCACCTTCGTTAG